TGCCTTGATGTAAATATCTTTTGAAGATTTGTACTTGCTAAGTCCTTTGACACCTCTTGGAAAAGCTATCTCACTAAACTTTAATGTTCTGAATACTTCACGAAAATCTTCAATAGCTTGTATTACTGTTTGCTCGTCTGTATTGATAATAGTGTTTATCAACGATTGTATGTTCTCTCTGCACCATTGCGGAGTAGAACTTCTAACACTCTCAATACCCATAATTTTTAATTTAGGTTCTTTGTATCTTACACCCTCAGAATCATATACATTTAAAATGTATCTTTTCTTAGCTGTCCAAATACCTTTGTCAGCTATCGACTCTCTTTTCATCACCATCTTTTGCTCGTATGAATTTACATACGAATGAAGAACTTGATAACACTCACTAATATATGGTTCAATTTTATCCTTGCACATTTTGTCCAAGAAGGGAATAACCTTTTCAGTCTCAGCTCCCTCTCCCCACACTTCATTAACCAGTTTATCAAACGTGATGTATATGCTGTCCGTATCCGATGCGATAACATAATCCGTATCTCCCGTTTTTAATAAATCGTTGATGAATCTATTTATATACTTTTCAATCCAACGAATCGACAACTGACCCGACATCGTAACAGCTTCTGCCTGTTCGGGTGAGTAATATAAGAAATATTGATTTGCTAATGCACCATAAGCACTATTAAGAAGAATCTTCTTAGCCATCTGGACATTATTAAATTTTGATATATTATTTACAACCTCTTCTTTATTTTTGTAATTTCCGTCTTCTAATCTCTGCTCCTCTTCAAGCATTTTCTTTTTGTAAATAACTCTTTCATCATACATGGCCTTCATCAACTTTGGTAAAAACCCTTGGCGTTTTGTAGAGAAGTGCTGACCATTCGGAGTCAAGGTCATATTCATTTCTTTGAGATATTTTGTATCTAATCTTTTCTCTAGTAAACCATTAACACCATCATTATACTTAATCTTTAAAACCTCATCATGTGATATGGTTTCTGGACTAATATTGTATTGCTGAATCAAATGTGGATAAAGTGAATTCAAGTCAAACGATACAACCCATTTATGTAATCCTAAGTGTGGGTCTTTTACATATCCACCTTCAATACCCTTTGATTCACCTCTATGACGATTCTGTGGTACAGCAATATTCTGGTCTTTCAAGAAATTGTAAATAATCGTTTCCCAAGTTTTTACCGGAGAAAAAACATCCTCAAAATTAATCTTAGACTCATAAGCTATAGTTATGATTAAATCCAACAACTTCATCTTATCGTCAAGTTTCTTTACAATCTCAACGTCTTTTATGTTATATTCGATAAACTTCTGGTAATCTGTCTTATATAAGTCATACCCTTGCATCTGCTCATCAGTGACTTTACCCATACCAAGCTCAACTTGGCCAATATAGTCCAAACGATAGGATTCACGGACTTTATAGGTATACTTCTTATATAAGTCAATATAATCCAATGTCGATACACCTATAATAGTATAAAACATATTATCACGGCCTGCGATAACTACATTCCTATCGACTACTCTGTTTATAGGGGAAAGGTGTTTATATTCAAGGTTAAGGTATTTAAGTCTATTAACGATATAAGGAATATCAAAAAACTTACAATTCCAGCCAGTAACAATATGTGGCGGATAATCTTTCCACCAACCTAAGAAGAGTTCCATCATTTCTTCTTCGTTATCTGAACGAAAATACTTTATTGTTTTTTCGGGATCGTTAGGAGTGTACTCACCAGTTCCAAAAACATAATAAACATCGTTGATACTATTATGGACAGTCAAAGATGTTATGGGTGCGTTAGCTAATCGGATATCTGGAAATCCATTATCCGAAGCAACTTCAATATCAATCGTGTAAATTAATATTTTAGACTTGTCCCATTGGACATCTTCTGCGTATTCCTCAGAAAGATATTGAAAAACAAAATTCTTGTTTCCGTAAACTTTAAAGTTAGTTACATTATCATATTGCTCAAGAAAGTCTTTACATTCTTTTATTGAGCCAAATGTAACATCACCTAACGGTTTATTATCTAAACTTCTAAAGGTTGCTTGTTCTCTTGGAGTGGTGACGTATAAGGTTGGTTTGAAATTTACAGTTTCAGAGTATTCCTCACCTTTATTATCTATTTCACGCACATAAATCTTATTGAAAACCTGACTAGCATAAGTATAAAATTTCATAGTGTATATATTATATCAAAAGAGGGTTCATAATACAAGGAAGAAGTTATGAGATAATACCCCCCGTATCAGTAGGTACAACAATACCTGAGCCATATATACGGCTATATTCATTCATAATAGTAGAACTGGGAGTAGCTACTACATTAATAGATTCTTCTTTTAGTGTATATTCTTTATCTTCGGAATAAGGCATCCATGGCTGGAAAGCAATCTGTTCTTTGCTCACTGGAATCATTACAACTGGATTAGTTATTGTTCTAGTTAATTCATCAAACTCACCAATAAGCTCTTCACCGCTTATCATCTTTACAATCTTCACATTCATCTTTTTTCTCCTTTTCATTTTCAGTTGGTTCGTCAATTCTTCTATCTAACATATTTCCAAGAGCACCTGCAGCTGTATTTAAAACAAGTTCTCCAATAGAAGAGCATCCAGTAAACAAAATAAAACACATACATAATAAAATACTTTTAATCATAAAGCAAAATCATCATCATTTATTTCAAAAGGTTTTTCTTTAGGTTCTTTTGTAGTTTTAATAGATACATTACCAATCGTATACTTAGCTTGTAAATCCCATTCAGACTTTTCACTGAAAGGTAAAATTTTCATTTGACGAATACTAGTAGTTGGTTGTGCTTTTTCGGGTGAAACAATTTCAACCAAGTCCCATTCGTTTAAAAGATTTACAACTGTATTTCTACGTTCAAGATCGTTCTCGGAAATATTAGTAGGTTTGCCATCAAGAGCAAAGAGCTCTTTGAAATGAACAATATAATATTTACCTTGTTTGTGGAGTATGTGGCAAGATTGAAATAATTTCTTTTCCCTGCGTGATGCTATTCCAATTCGTGTGAGGGTTTCTTTAACTTTCAAAAAATCATCATCTTCTTTCAATCGAACTTCTATCATGTCTTCGATTGACCATTTAACATTCTCATTCATTTTGTGTTCCTTTCAAATCAGCTTCAATAATAGATATAATACATAATATAGTTATTTATAATATTAAGAACTACCACCTTTAAATAGTTTATTTCGTATGTTTTTAATATCCTTGTCAGATAAGACTGACAAGGCTGTAATACATTTGTCTGTACTATACTTATAATACTCTTTTACAACTTCCATGTTCTCATACTTCTTACCCTTAACCCAATACTTCTTTTGTCTCTTTTGTTTTGGTACAGCTGCATTGATAAAATCATAGTGACCTTTATCACTTATATCAGGGTATCTATTCAACTCATTGATATAGTGAATCAGGTCATTGTGATATGACAAGGTTCTGTTAAGAAGAAACTGCTTATAGTCTTTCCTATCAGGTATATCAGAGTCATACTTTTCTTTTGTAATCAAATCATGCGCATACTCAAAGGGATTCATTTAGTCTTCCTCTTCTTTAGGAGGTTCATCAGATTGCCAATCTCTAAAATGTGCTTTCAATGTTTCATCGTATGGATTCCAATGTGTGCCTGCCCTTGGCAAAGAAGCTTTCTTTTTCTTAATCTTCTTTTTAGGCCGTGACTCCATCTTATCAAACATATCCTCAGGGCCTGCTAGATGGTCTGGACGTTCATGGTCTTCACCAAATTGACTTCCATACCTTCTATGAAAATCTTCTTCATCCTTTATATCCTGTTGTAACTTTCTTTTTTCTTCCTCAGCATCATCAAGAAATCTATCTTTATATTTACTCATTCGCTTACGAAATTCGTCAATGCGTTTTTTCTTTTCTACATCTTCATCTTCATCACGATTTTCATCAATTTTACTTCTTTTTTCAATAATATCATTCTTAATATTATCAGGCATATTGTCCCACTTACGCATCAATGTCATATTAAGATTATGGAATATACGATTATATAAATCTTCATCCTCTATTGCTGATGCTAACGCTAACACCAACGAAAATGTTTTATTTAAATCTTCAACATCACCAACATAACCCTCATCTGAATTCTCTAAATCGTGACTAATCAATTCAATAGAGCCATCATTCCTAACAACCAAGGCACTATCATCTATAGAAAGGTCAATGAAAAGATGTCCATTTTCATCAAACTTAGGCACATCTGTATCTTTAGGTTCTTCTTTAGATTTATCATCACTTTTAGCTAAATCACTAGGCGTGACTGGTTTTTTTGGCTTGTCTTTTTCTTCCATCGTTTTACCCCCTTTACATAATTTATTTATAA